TTGATAGCTTGAGGTAGATACCATTTACCATCAGAAGCTCTTAGAATATTTTCTTTTGGAAGAAAGACCTGAATATCTTTCTTGTAGAGAACACGAAACAAGAAATTTAAAGAATTGTAAGAACCCTTAGTCTGATAAAATTCTCTTGCCAATTTGACAAGTTTGTTTAGAGAAAGATCTGTTTCAGAAGGAAAGCTAGTAAGAAAATCATTCAAGAAATAGTTAATGAACTCATCTGTAGTTTCATCAATATCTTTGTAAGAAGCAAGCTCTCTTGCTGTATAGTTTGTTCCTTTTGTCGAATCCAGAAATTCGTAATATGCCTTTACGAAGGCAACGAAGTCAGGATAATCTGTTCTTACGAACTCAGGTAATTGATCAGGAATAAAAGGACTTAGCTTCTTCGTAGTCATGTTATCTTGTACTAATAGGAGTTACTGTTACAGTGATTGCCGAAGGATCTCCAGAATCCATAGTTAGCAATACATTTTTATTTGAAAATACATTCAAATCAACTGTCTTAGCGTGAAGTGAGAGTTGACCATCTGTACTATTTACTGACTGTGGATTGAATCCTACTAGAGTTACAATACCATTAACATAATCAACAGTTCCAGCATTTGTATTTAAGACTCTCTTGATGTTATTAGAGTCGTAGTAGTAAGTTCTTAAAATTCCAGTCGAACCGTTAATAACTGGAGTGGCAACTGCCTGTCTTGTACAATCACCAGTTATCAATACCTTAGCAGTAGTGTATTCACTTCCGCCGTTTGTGATATTAATTTTAGAAATTCCACCATTTACAACCGTCGCGACTGCTGTAGCACCAGAACCATCTCCAACTATAGTAACTGTCGGAATTGTTTTGTACCCAGTACCAGAATCAGTAATTTCAACTGATGTCACGCCAGTGAAGCTCTGTGGAACTTCTTCAATATATGCTTCTCTTAGAATGTTTGAGGAATCATATACAGTAAATCCTGGAGACGAATAAATTCCAGTGGATCTTAATCCAGAGAATCTCTGTAGTTCATTTTCATAGTTTAGAGTAATATTCTGAATCTCATTAAGAGATGGTGAGAATCTTTTCTCTAGGAAAAAAGAAAGTTCGCTGGCAACGATTGACTGATTTGAATTATCAACAGCTCTAAGAACTTGTGAAACATAGAATGATGCGTTGAATGTGTTCAAATTACTATTGACGTAGTTATATACGGCAGATGTAATTCCTGATGTTAGTGTTCCTGTATCAGTAGTAAGCTGTTTAGGATCATAAAGAACATTAAGAGTTATATTGAAGAAGGTGTAATCTGGATCAACAATCTCTGGTGTAACAGTCATCACGCTATATGGCTTGATGATTTCGTTGACAATTTTTAGCTTCTCTGCTTCTGTTGTCACATATCCTAGTTTTGGCTTTGCTGAAATAAAGACCTTTCCATAAACAGGAGGATCAACTTCATCACCACCCCATACACTGATTGCGTCAAAGTATGGATACTTCTTGTTTAAAAGAGCAATGTAATCGTTCTTTGTTACTGCTCTGTTTTGAGCAGCATAGCTCTTAGGAGCAGAGAACTTGATTGAATTGATTGATTCTGGATCGGCTCCTCCACTTGCTGCTACGACTGATGTGACAGATACATTCACATTAGGAATAGAAGATGACATAAGAGTAAAGGTATTTGCGCCATTTGCCAAAGTACCGTTTGTTACGACGTAATTAACAATAACGATATTTCCTACTGCCAAACTCTTACCAATAATATCGTCACCAAAGTAAATCTTATATTGTCCGTTGGTATACTCATCTAGGTAATATACTGGTGATGTTTCGTCAATAGATGTTGCGTCTGTTGCTAATGTATAATTCTGAGTAGCAGTATTAGACTGTGATGTTTGAACTATAACTTCAAGTGTAGTTGTATCAATACCAGTGTCTGGTAAAATGAATTCTTGTGGAATCGTATCATTTGTGACATTGAAAATCTGAGATTGAGGAGTACCTTCGTAAATCTCAACTCCTATAAAATCGTAGGAACCGTATGTTCCATTCGCGCTGTTAAGCTGGGCGGTGTAAGCCTGATTTGTGATAAAGTTATAGTTGACTCCGTTTACTGCTCCAGAAAGAAACTGAGTGAACTTAGGAAGAGTAAGAGAACCAACTGAACCAATGCTTGCTGTTGGCTGAAGAACAACGTTAGCCACTGCATGTGGAGAGACTGTTGAAATTGGAGTATATCCCAAAGCCTTTGCCTGTGAAACAACAGAGTCTCTCAAAAGAGCAGTATCAAGAAACATCTCATTACCAGTCATGTTGAGGTAATAAGCATTCATGTGAGTGTTATAGGCCAGAAGATCAATAAGAATAGAAAGAGCTGACGAATTAAAATTATAGTCAGTAAACGTAGGATCAGCCTTTAGAAAATTAATCAGATTCGTTTTGATCTGATTAAAGTCTAAGTCTGTTACAAGCAATCTTGAGTCTGTATTAGCCATTATCTAATTCTCTCTAAGAAAAAGTTTACTGTTATCGCCGCTGGATTGTTCGACATAAAAAACTGAATAGTTACGTCATAACGATCTTCATACGGATTAGCCTGAACAACTATATTCTGAACAGTTATTCTAGGCTCATAATTCTCCAAAGTCTGGGCTATGTTCTTCTGAAGAATAGCGGACGTAATATCATCAACCTGCTCAAACAGAAACTGTCTTATTCCTCCACCAAATTCGGGATTGAACGGTTTCTCATAGTTATTGGTAAATAAACAGCTCTTCATTCCAAAGACAACAGCATTTATGTCCTTAAGAACAGGAACGTCTCCGCTGAGTGGATTTATAGTAAAACTCAAATCCAAGTCTCTGAAAATTGATTGTGTTTTAGTTGCCATTTCTTTATTTATATGCTGGGGTTAGGAGAATGTACATGTTACGGATTCTGTGTCTGTGGCACTTACCGTTCCAGATGCTACCAGAGTTACTGTAAAGATTCCTGGAGTAGATACAGTGAAAGACTGGCTTCCGTTCAATTCTCCAGACTGACCGTTCACGGTCACATTGGTCGCGTTTGTGCTAGTCCAGCTAACAAGAATCGAATCACCAACATTTGCTATAGTTTTGTCAATTGTAGGAGAAATGGTTGGCGCTGCCACAAAATCATTTACCTGATTCTGATAGTTTGTCATGTTTGTGCTGGTGCTTTGAGTAAAAGCGGCAGGACTGGAAGTATCAAAACCAGTAGGAATCTTTCCGTTAGTGGCTTTTGTAATGGCTGTTTGACAGCTATTTACCTGAGTCAAGTTGTTTCCGATATTGTTGTTTAGAGACGATTTTGTCAAGTTTATATCATTTTGTAGATTTGTAATTGTAACTTTGGCCTGTGCTTTTAGAAAGTTGACATCATGTTTAATTTCATCTTTAACACTTCTCAAAGTAGCAATACCAGCTTTAATAGAAGCTAACTGCTGTCCTAGATTTGTTGTCTTGAACTTGGCTGAAAAAGAAGCCTGAGCTAATCTTTCAGCATAAATTAATTCCTTTTTTAAACTAGCAATAGTGAATTGTTCAAGCTGTATAGCACATGCTTCTAAATTCGATGCCGCAACAGCAATAGCATTCGATATATTCTCAATTGCCTGTAGAAGCTGAATCAACTGAAGAGTTGTTGTGATCAAAGCCATCATTTGTGGATATATGCTGCCTGTCACAAGCTTAACAATCCACTTCACGATAGCCGCAGGATTGGCTCCAGGAATATCCAAAATTGGAAGATAATTGGAAACAATATTAGATTCTTCCTGAACCTTGGCATTTACCAAATCAAATACGGATTTAAGATGCTGTGAAATAATCTTTTGTAAAGTAGCACAGTTTGTTGTATATCTGATCTGATCAGCCAGAGCATTAAGATGCTGTGTATTATAAGTTATGCTTTGAGGTACACCCATTAGATCACCATTCCATTAACATAGTTGACAACATCACCATTCGGTGTACTGTGAGATCCTGTGGCTCCTACAGCAGAAGAAATAGCGCCTTCGACATAAAGACTTCCACCCAAAACAGAAAGACCACCTGGAGCAGTAATCTGAACGCTCTGTCCAGCAGTTATCTCAATCTTCCCTCCAACAACAACAGTAGCATCACCGCCAATCTGAACAACACAGTTACCACCAATCCACACATTATCATTTGAAATGATTACTTGAAAATTATTTGCGATAACCTTGTGCGTAGTAGAACCATCAGGAGCCATTTCTATGTAGCTTCCTGAACGATGAGCAAGATTTACTCTTTCTGCTCCAGGAGTATCATCAAGCTCAAAAACGTGACCAGACTCAGACTCCATTACATTATCAAATGGATATTGAACAGCATAAGCAGTCTTTGGTTCTGGACCTACCTGATTATCCAGCATTGTACGAATTACAGTATTGTCAAGATTCTCATTTCTGGCAACACGACTTAAAGTAGATTCATTTAAACGATAAGGATATCTGTTCGAAAGAGCATCCTTACCTTCTGCTGGATATTTACTGAAATCGGTTCTTGGATCACTAAAACCTTTTGAGATCGGAGGAGTTTGTTCTGGAATTCCAGGAACAATACCCATTATCATAGGATACTGACAGGCATCACCATCAAAGAAAAATCCGACAACCATATCTCCTTCTTTTGGAGTAGAAGTCATCTGATTATTAACTGAAATCATAGGCTGCGCCCAAGGAAGATCTTCTCTTGGAATATAACTCATATCATCAGTATGTAATCCAAAAATACGGACTTGTACTCTGCCTACTTTCTTTGGATCAAGGCGATTTTCAACCACACCCATCCACCAGACAAAGCCGTCCATTCCCATGAAATTTTTACGCATTCCACCCATGTTATTTCCTCAAGTTTCTCAATGTTGCTGGAGCACCAGAATTAGGCAATGACTTAATAAACGAATCCTGTACAACCTCCACAATGGTAGAAAATGTATCCATAATGAACTGATGACGAACCGAAGTGATCAAGAAATTAGCTCCGTCGCGACGCTCATCAAACTTCTTGTTTCCTGTTCCAGAATATTCAAAGACAGGAAACTTGATCTGAACCATGAGTCCTGGCTTTAACATAATGTCGCCAGGTATGTTGTAATTGATCTTGAAGTTATTCATGAGTGCCATTGACAAAGTTCTATTCATTAAGAATTGATCTATATTCTCGGTGAAAGTGGTAGCGACTCTAAAGAAAGAATCATAGTTATCTGAAAGCTTGTTACCGTTTCGATCAGTATAGTCATTGAACGGAAGATACTTATTCATCAAAAGTTTCTTGGCTTGTCTATCTGCCTGACTATATGTGTTGAGTGTGTGCTTTTGTCTCATTGGATCAATTGTAAGAAGTTTAGCAGCATAACCACCATTACTCATCATAGAGATAACATCAAAATCGTTTACCACTCTAAATTCGTTAAAAGCAAGCCAGTCGTTAGAAGGATCTGGATCTAGTCTTTTGTTTTCCAAAGCATATGTGGCATATGTCGATGATGCGAACATACTCTGTAAAGAAGAGAACTGATAACCGTCTCTTGTTTCAAAAAAGAAATAACCGTGTTTGTTGTTTCCATTAAATGATCTTGAAGCAAGAAAATTGATTGCTTCAAAAGGTCTTAAATTTGGAATGATTATACTATAATTACCACCAGTGGTTTCTATAAGGTTCTTATTGAACTCTGGAATATTAAGAAAATTCTGGCAGATGTCCACGATCATATTTGAGTAAGGCATCTTTGAATATGACTTGCTCACTAGAGTAGAAAGAGAAAGAAGCATTTCTTCTGAACAGAAGTGAATAAGGTAATTCAATCCAACATCATTGGCTGTGTTTGGTTGTCTGTTTGAAATCTTGTAAATTCGAAACAGTCTTTCAAATGGCTTATTAAGTGTGGGTTTGTCTATTGAGATTCTAATATAGTCGTTACCGCAAAGGCCGAATGTGGAAACCAAATCGTGACCATCTGTAATAACAATCTGTCCAGACATAACTGGACTGTAGATATCCTGAAACAAGCTTAGTTCTACGATAGAATCTCTGATATCTAATTCGTTACCATTACTACTAACCAGTTGAATCTTGTTGATTTCTCTATCACTGGCTTTTCTCAATCCAATAGTATCAGCCATTCTCCATTAATCCTTTGAACTCTTTTTCCACAGCACTTACATAAGATGCGTCTAGCAAATTGATTGCTCTTCTCTTTTCGTTAAGTTCGTACTCATAATCATAAACAGATTTTGACGCATAGCTTGTTGTAATAGTAACAAAGTTTCCTTCGACTTCATATGGCCCGTCTGTGTATACAACAGGAGGATAATTGACAGCGGGATATGAGACTGGTTCTAGAGCATTTGTTACGAAATTATAGTGCTGAGTAATATCACCTTCGATTACATAAGAAGAGTTTTCCTGATCAACCAAAAAGCCTATTGAATTTCTAGTGGTTCTTGTGACTGTCTTTTCGATATACTTAAACGTGTTCTGAGCAGACTGAACTGATCCATAATTAGCATTAATATATTCTACGAAAACGTCATACTTCATTGGAAAATCATAGTATGGATCAAACATCTGATTGAATAGTAGCACTATCCAATATCTGTTACTATCACCATAATACTTATAAGCTATAATCTGAGGTGTGTCTGAGTCCTGAACTGTATATGGATAATACAGAGATAGATTTGTCACAATCTCAGTCAAAAATGATGACTTGGCAAAAATGTTTGTGACCAAATCAACATTTGGTCTTGATTGATCGAAATTATAAACAATCTTTGGAAAATACTGAAAGTAGGTCATTGACATGATTAGTAACCTTGCTCCACAAGACCCTTGTGAATCATCTCAACTTCCTTAAAGTTCAGAACAAGATATATTTCAATTGGGTGCCCATCGTTGAATGTTGTCCACTGTCCTGCGCTGGTATAATTAACATCTACGTTTTCCAAAACACATGTGGATATTTTTGGAACTTTGGTATTCATTTCTGAACCGTTCCAAAATTCAATATCAAATTCCGAAGGAGGAACAAGATATCTTCCTCCACCAGCAGTAAGTTCTGGAGCAGCATGAAATCTAAATGCTTTAATAATATCTCGGACCATAGCAGCTTCATCTGCGCTCTTAGGAACAAATTTAAAATCAAACTGAAATTCTCTAAGATTGGTCTGCTTGAAAACCATTTCAAATTGTGGATTTTGAGCAAATCCAGAACTGAAAAGAGCGGCATCTTTGAAACCAGATCCAACGACTCCGCTAGCCTCTAATCCTAATCCTGCTAGTTCCGCACCTGCTGCTTTTCCTGTACCCTGACCTGTTCCTAAGCTTTCTTTCAAAAACGAAGATAACTCCCCCACTGTTTTTCCAAGAGAATCTCCTATAGAATTAGCAATTTGAATCGCTCCTAATTTACCAAGAGCTTCGGTCATGGAGATGTTATCAAAATTATGAGTATATCTAAATTGAACATTGTCTGGCATGTAGAGAGATATTGTTGTGTCTGTTCTTACAGTTTTTCTACTCAAATCAAATTTTTCTAAAAGTACAGGTAAAGCTACACCCCCACCAACTGCCCCAGTTAAAAATCCTACTGCCGCACCTTCTAGGCCACCTAGAGCAGATCCAATACCCACCCCAATTTTAGCCCCGAGTCCTGCTCCGATTACAGAAGTAGCAAATTGTCCAGCAAAATTTAAAGATTGTCCAACCCCACCAGGAGCATTTAATTGTGGTTTTCCAGCAGCACTAAATGCTCCTGAATTGGCATTAGCTGTTCCTGTTCCACCGCTGGTGGAAGGAGCAAACTCATTGGTTTTACTATAAGATGAATTTTTTTGAACGTTTATGTGAAATACAACCTTCTGTTTATATGCTGGATCTGTTCCTAGAGATAAAGGAAAGATGAATTTTTTTATATTGAATTTATTTTCATATAAATTTGACAACGGGCCACTAGCCACAGAATTGGGATTAGTTTCGGTGGTTATAGCTGGGGTAGTAGTGGGATTACCATATTTTGCGTTATAGTTTCGTAAACTAGCTTCAAGTGGGTCTGATGTTGACATCTAAATTTCCGAGGTTAAATATATAAAGTTATTTATATGGTTTTATCAACATGGCATACTCTGGAAAGTACACTCCCATCAACTACAAGAAGTATGCTGGAGATCATACTAATATATGGTATAGATCACTATGGGAAAGAAAGGCCATGCAGAGGTTCGATCTTAATCCTAATGTTATAGAATGGTCTAGTGAAGAGGTTGTAATACCTTATATATCCCCTCTGGATCGAAAAGTCCACCGTTACTTTCCAGATTTCCTCATAAAACTCAAAAACGGAAACGTGGTGGAAACCATTCTTATTGAGATCAAACCCGACTCTCAAACCAAACCTCCAGAGAAGAAAAAGAAGGCTACCAAGAAATACATCACCGAAATAGCCACTTGGGGTGTAAATGAAGCAAAATGGATAGCCGCCAGAGAATATTGTCTGGATAGAGGGTGGCAATTTCGTGTTCTTACCGAATATGATCTAAAAATCAAATAAATAGAATAATGGGAAAACTTATAGATAAAATCGAAGCAAAGTTTGCCGAGCAGGGCTTGGATCAGAGAAAATCTGAAGCTAGACAATGGCTACTCCAGACTCTTAAAAAGGTGTCTAGAATTGACCGCAAGAATCAGATAATAAATGATCCTAGCCATCAGTTTCAGACAAATACAAACTTCGTTAGACTCTATGGTAGAATGTTCTTCTTTTTCTATAATCCAAAGACAAAAGATGACCTCCCCTACTATGATCGTTTTCCTCTAGTGATACCGTTCAAGAGATATGATGATGGATTTCTGGGGCTGAATTTACATTACCTGCCTCCAAGATATCGTCTGATCTTTTTGGATAGGCTGTATATGGTTTTGAATAATCATGAATATGATGAGACAACCAAGTTCAAGTTGACCTATAAGATTTTAGAGAGTAATGCTAAACTAAGGTATTTCGAGCCTTGCTTGAAGAGATATTTGAGAAGTCACATTAAATCTAAAATGGTAATAGTCGAACCTGAACAATGGGAGATTGCGGCAGTATTGCCAGCAGAGTTCTTTGCGAAGAAACAGGCAATAAACGTATTTAAAGAATCAATGAGTATCATCAATGGCATTTAAAATAGACGAATTTATCAGTAATCTCGGACATAATGATGAGGCAGCAAAACAGAACCATTTTGATGTTCAAATTTTTCCTCCTCCTCTTTTAGTTTCAAGATTTGGGGGTAATATTGTAAATGGTTCTACAGGAGCAACTCGCGCTCTTTCATTACAAGCAGAATCAGCCGAATTGCCTGGAAAAACTTTAAATACTATCACACCAAAAATTTATGGTGTGCCATATAGAACAGCAGCTTTTGCTGAATATAATGAAATGTCAGTGACTTTTTACTCTACTGGAACATTCTGGGAAAGAATATTTTTTGATGCTTGGATGGATTTGATAATTCCAAGAAACACATTCAATTCAGAATATAGAGATAATTACGTTGCTAAAATAGTTATTCAACAATATGCTCCTTCACCATCAACTGAAAATAATGGATCTGCTTCCAACAATCCAATATATGGAATTAATTTATTTGAGGCGTTTCCTGTTATAGTTGCGCCACAAGCAGTTAGCTGGGCAAATGAAGATGTTCAAAGACTGACAGTAACATTCTCATATACAAAGTGGGAAACATCGAATATGTCAAATTCATATTTGGTTCCAAATCATTCAACTGCGGTCAATGGATTGGATTCTATTGTTGTCACACCAGATATAGGTATTGGTGAATTGAGTCCAACCCTAGATCAAGATATATCAAATCTTATAAATGGTTTTTCTATACCAAATCTTTAAAATTATGGAGTAATTTATGTCTTTACCGAAAATTGATAAGCCGATTTATGAAGTGTACTTGAAATCTTTGGATAAGAAGATTCGCTTTCGCCCATTCACAGTGAAAGAAGAAAAACTTCTTCTAATGGCTGGTGAATCTAGTGATGAAAAAGAACTAACGGCAGCTATCAAACAAATCACAAACAATTGTGCTCTAGATCCTGTTGATACAGATACTCTTCCGATATTTGATTTGGAAATGTTCTTCATTCATTTAAGAGCAAGATCTGTGGGAGAAGTTGCTGTCATTCGTCTGATTTGTGATAATACCGTTACAACAGATGATGGCGCTGTACTCAAGTGTGGATTTATTACAGACGTAGATTATAACGTTCTTGAGGCTCAATATAAGATTCAGGACAAACATACCAATCTAATCAAGCTAAACGAAACTGTTGCTATTAAGATGAAGTATCCAGATCTTGATATGATCAAGAAACTGAATTATGAAAATGAATCAGATGATGACTTCTTGAAGTTCATCATTCTCAATATTGATTCAATTATTGACGGTGAGGAAATTATTGATCCTCAGTCAGTTCCTCAAGAAGAACTTCTTGAATTTATAGAAAATCTATCCCGTTATCAGGTATACCAGATTTCTGAATTCTTTACAACAACTCCAAAAGTTGTTGGAAATATCAAATATACATGTGCTAAGTGTGGGTATAATCATGATATAGAATTGGAGGGCATTCAAAATTTTTTCGAATGATCTTTGGTCATGACACTCTGAAAAACCACTATCAGACAAACTTTTCTATGATTCATCATCACAAATATAGTTTGACTGAACTTGAAAACATGATACCGTGGGAAAAAGAGATATATGTGAATTTGCTATTGAATCACCTTGAAGAAGAAAAACTTAGAATACAACAGAACATGACAAACAACAGATCTAAAGTTAAAACAAGAAGATAATAAATGGCAAGAATAAAATCGACCATGAGAAGACTTGGAATTTTAAAGAACACCACAAGAAGATTGTCTGGTGGAAATCAAATTGACACAGTTAAAGCTCAGATGGACGCTTTGCGTTCTGGTCAAGGAACATTAGATTCTCTGAGACAGTTGAGAGAGACAAAACAAAATATCAATATAGCAACAACTGGTTATAAAAAATCTTATGATTCTTTAGGTAGAATGCTAGGACTTGGATCGGAGGGTATGTCTGCTTTAACTGTTCTCTTTGGTAAAAAGGCTAGTGATGAAGAAATCAAAAAGGCCAGAGAATCTCTTGGTATAAAAGATGAAGATAAAACAAAAGGTTCATCAATAACCAAACAGGAATTTAAAAAAGCTATTAATGGTCTTATCAAACAGAATATCAGAATTCAAGATGTTCTATTCTCTAAAATCGACGCTTCACTTAAGAACGAAACTAGAACCTTAAAAAATCCTCTATCCAAAGCGTTAGATCTTCTTAGTGGAATTATGAGTAAGGTTGAGTTGATCGAAAAAGCAACATCACCAAGAACTATTGTACTTAATACAAAAGGTGGTAAAGAGAAGTATCAACTAGATCCTCTTGGTCCTCCTGGAAAAAATGTTCTCAAGCTGAATGAAGTAGGAAAGGCAATAGACATTGCTTCAAAAGAAGAACAACAAAAAGTCTTCATGAAAGCGGCTTATTACTCAAAGCCAGAACCTGGCTTAATGAAACCTTCGTTGAGTGGTTTGGATCTGCTGAAATCAGAAAAAGGAATTACTGAATCAGATGTGGTTAAAGAAAATCATGTTACTGAAACATATAGTCCTAAAAAAGATATTCTAATCATCAAAAACACTTTGAAGAATATAGACAAAAATGTTCTAAAGATATTGGGTGAAGAAGAAGAAGGTGAATTGATAAAAACACTAGGATCTGTTTTAGGAGGATTAGGTGGCCTTATTGGTGGATTGTTAATGTCTGGTGGCACAATAGGTGTTATGAGTAGTGTATTGAAAAAGTTGTTTCCAAGAGCAGGAAAATTAAACAAAGGTATAGGAACGGGAGAATTCAACAAGGGCGCAGGAGCGAAAAACAAAGGCTCAAGAAAATTCAACAAACAAGGAAAAGTATCAGTTGTATCCAAAGGAACCAATTCATTAACTAAAGCAACCGAAGAAGCTGCTATGAAAGAAGGTGGCAAGTTTGCCAAATTAGCTTCTCGTCTAAGTCCAAGAATTATGAAGGTTCTAAAAGGATCACAGAAGATGCTGGGATTTTTAAAAAGAATACCAGGGTTTGGATTGATAGTTGGGGCAGTCGATCTGTTTCTTAGAATAGAAGAAATTAACAGTCAATTAGAAATGGGAATGATAACGGAAAAAGAACATAAAAAAATGTTAGTTACTGCCGTGGGTTCTGTTATTGGTGGAAATGTGGTTGCTTCAACAGCTATTGGTGTTGTTCTTGGTAGTGAAGTTCCAATTATTGGAAATCTTGTTGGTGGTCTTATTGTTGGATCTGTTGGATATTTCGCTGGAGAGTGGATTGGTGCCAAGATTGCTGAGGCTCTATATGACTTCTTCGTTGATGATAAAACAGGTTCTGAGAAGCCAACAGCAATTCCAGCAAAACCACTTCCAACAGGATCACAACCACCTCTTGAGCCTACGGCAAAAGCATCTTCTGGAGGACTAGAAACCATTAGTGCCACACCTCAACAATTAAAAGGTGTCGCTGAGTCTGGAACTGGTCAGCAAGCAATGAAGTTCTTTATGGACAAAGGTTGGAGTAAAGAACAAGCTGCTGGTATCGTTGGAAACCTGATGGCTGAAAGCGGAACCTCTCTAAAGACAAACGCTGGTGGTGATAACGGTGAATCATATGGTCTTGCTCAGTGGCACAAAGATCGTCGTGCCATGTTCAATAAGATTTATGGCAAGGATATGACTCAAGCTGGATTTGATGAACAATTGGAGTTCGTTAACTGGGAATTGAATAACACCGAAAAGAGAGCTGGTGCTGCTTTAAGAGGTGCTACTACTGCCGCTGACGCAGCAGCTATTGTTGACAAATACTATGAACGTTCAGCGGGATTACACACTCAAAAGAGAATGGATTTCGCTCAAAAACTAATGGAAGGTAATGGAACACAAACAGCATCTACTGCTCCAGGAGTTGGTCCTACTGCGGCTGCTGCTGCTGGAACCGATCCATCAAATCCTCTTAACATGGCAAGACCAGTACCAGCACCAATGGCAGTAAGTGGTGATAAGATTAACACGGCTGTAAATCAGGTTGATGATGTTAGAAATGCTACTGTTTCTCAACAAGCACCTTCTGTGAAAACTTCTAGTCCAACTCAGTCTCTTAGTCCAAGTGGTGCTAAGAACGCACCTTCTTCTTCGGCAGTTGCCAAAGCGGCACCAAGAAACGTGGATGACGCATTTAATCGCGCACTAGCAATGGATTTCAATCATCCTTCAACATTTACTACATTAGTAAGAATATAAAAAAGGGGGAGACATTTCTGTCTCCCCCTAACATCTCTATAGCAACAACTCTATTAGAGACGTTTATTCACCAGCCAACTTATTGAAGTAAGAAAGTGCCTCATCGTCTTCCGAACCAGACTGAGTATTGACCTCCTCTTCAAGTTCCATGCTCTCAGCATTCTTAGTGCGTGGTGCTGGAGCAGCACCGAGAACACGATCACGCTTCTGAAGAAGCTCATCGTATGACTTGAACTCAGAAGCCTTTACGAAATCCTTAAGTGAATAAGAATCCTTCCAGATCTTCTCAATTACTTCATCATCCAAATCAATCGGTGAGGGATTATCAAACTCAGACTTATCATAATTACGATAGCCTTCGACATTACGAATCTTGAGCTTGAAGTTTGCGCCCTTCCAGAAGTTGAATGGATTGATTGCCTCTTCATCCTCAAACTGAGGTTCCAGCTTTTCCTTGATCTTGTCAAAGATCTTCTTGCCGAACTTGTAGAGAAACACCTTGCCTTCATTCTCAGGATGAGCAGCATCCTTTACAACCATAATGTTGGAGATATAGCTCAACTTACGCTTGCGCTGGCGCACAATGTCCTTGTTTGCTTCAATGCCACTGTTCCAAAGTTCAGTGTTCTTTTCGCAAACTGGGCACTTGTGACCCTGCATCGTAGTTGGGCAATTTTCAATATACCAACCACCTGGACCCTGAAAGCCGTGATTGAAGAGCTGTACCCAAGGCATACCATCTTCACCATCAACTGCGGGAGCGTCTAGAAAACGAATTACTGCGAATCCGTTACCTGCCTTATCGACATCTGGTTGCCAGAAACGGCTATCTGCGCTGGATGCGCCTTGACCCTTAGAAAGAACATCTAGAGCCTTAGTGAGCTTGTCGAAAGAGGACTTGTTTTTTAGTGCGTTAAAATTCATTTGTATTTCCTTGTATGCGTAGTATTAAAATATTAAATTATCCAAAACATCATTACCAATATAGTATATATCATTACTTCTTAATAGTCAAATGATTAACTATCAATTTTTTGTAATACATATCACTCAAAGGCGCATAATGTAAAAAGAAAGGCTTGTACTTCTTAAACTTCTTATAAAAGTCATCCCATATAAAATCATCTTTCAACT